TTGTGACTCAATCAAAAGATGTTCTATTTCTTTTGTTATTTCAACTTTAATAATCTTCTTAGAATGAAGATTCATTGTTAATGATCTTAGTGTATAATAAAAATAAGCTTCGTTTATTTCCTTATTCATATCTAAGATCTTAATATATGCTTCTTGTACTATATCTTCGGCATAGGTCAACTCGCCAAACTTTCTGACAATATTAATCCAATGTCTGTGTCGTTTAACAAGATGATCTATTCCGTTCACTCTTTATTTTTTAGAATTAGGACTATATAAATTAGTATAAATACAATGTACAAAATGCCTACAAAAATACCAGTAACTACAAGACTATCCATTGTGTTTGTTTATTTCGTGTTCTAAATACCAAATTGCTTTTAAAAGGTCTTGTTTTTGATTGCCTTTTTTATCAGCTCTCAAAATATACTTTATTGCGTTACCAGTATTAAAACTTAAACCAAAGTCATCTATGATGTCAATTACCTCAAAACGGTTGCCTTGATAATGCGGAGGCGAATTAACTAAGTCTACTTTTACTGGTTCTTGTATATCTGCAATAATAACTGGTATATCATCCCAGACTTTATTTACAAACTCTTCCATATTAATCTAACAAATTAGATATTAAACTTCTTTCTAGGCAATCTTCTGCGTTAGATACTGAACGGTTAAAGGCTACTTTAAGTTCTAACTCTGTAAATAACAAAGTGTTGTATTGTCCGTTGTAATTTAATATAACCGCATAGTATTCATCCTTTGCAGCTTTTCGTTTTTCCTTGTTAACAATTCTTTTAACTTGTCCTACTCTTGCTTTCATTTTTATAAATAATTAATTTAAAGAATCTAGTGTTTCGTTAAATGTTACAATGTCAATTACTTCTCCATCTGTAAACTCCAGAGTTCCTTCGTTATTGCCTGCTTGCGTATGCGAATGCTGACTTACTTTGTGAATGTATTCTTGATCAATCCAAGTTCTTAAATAACTTCCATCTTCGTTTTTAGTCGTAATCTTTGTAAATTTTGCCATAATTTTTTTTGTTTGTAAAATTTAAATATGTAACAAATTTATATATTAAAAATTAATATCCAAACCATAAGATTTTAACAAAATATTAAGCTGCGTATTTAAACCTTCGTGTTTAACTATATCCATGTCTGAAATCTTTAACCCTAGCTTAAAAAACTTTAGCATTAAATCTCCAGCCATAACGTGTTGGTCAACTACTTCTGCCTCCGCTTCTTCTTTATAAAGTTTATCAGTTATGCCTAATAATTCATTAAGCAAATTTTGGCTTTTAAATTTTAAAGATTGCTTGTTGTATATTGATTGTCTAAAGTCATTTTCAATGTGATCTACAAGCGCATTAGTTAAGCCTGCATAAATTACAAATGTTTCCTTTTCTGTTAACTTTTTCATTTTTGGTTTAGTTTATCTTTAATCATTTTTACTTTTAGGAAACTAAGTAACTGCAAATATCCATCGCAATGTAATAATCTTTCACGATTTGTTTGCAAATTCTTAGATAAATCGTTTATAAACAATCCGTTGCCTAAGTCTAGATTGGTATTTGGTTCTACTTTTTGCGCATCTATCCAGTCTATTGCTTTTTGGTAATTATTCGGAATCTTCATAAATAAAAATTTCAATTCTTGGATTTAACTTATCTATTTTCTTAATCATTACTAGCCTTACGCATAGCCTATCGTTGGCTATTATACCGAAGTTCTGCAAGCAATCTAAAATAACCTTTGCTGCGTTGTCTAGGTCTGATCGGTTAGACTGAAAGTAAACAATAATGTTTACACCAAATTCCACGTTAATAGTATCGTGAACCGTCAGCGTTTGCAATCTAAAGCTCTCTTCGTACTGGAGTAATGGCTTTGACTTATAAAGCCGATTGTTGCCAATCTTATACCCGTTAGATTTACTAGGCACTTGGCCGTAAATAGTAAAGTTTATCATTGCTTATAAGTTTCATTATAATATTCTTCTGCGTTATCGTAAAATAATACTTCATAATTAAAATACCCAGAATCAAATGCATTCATTATTTGCTCTTTTTCCATTTGTTTGGCTTGCCTTACCGCCTCACCAAGAATTGTTAATTTTTCTCTAGAAATTAAATGATTAATGTCTAATGTGTCAAATAAAAATTCTAGTGCAGTTTGTTTAGTTTCCATTATTGCTTTATGATTAAAATTCCAGACTTAGTATATCTGCCAGCTTCTAGTTTGCCATTCCAAACATCTCTATCAACTTCCATTTCAAATATTGGTTTTTTTGCTTTTAAAACAAATCTTTGTTCGATATGCTTAATTTCCTGATTTAGCAAATTATAAATTAATAAACCAGTTGTAGCGATAATAACGCACAACGTTAGTATTTTTATATATTTCATGATTCAATTGGTTTAATTTTTCCGTCCTTGTCTATCTTTGATTCAAAATTAACTAGATCATTTATAAATTCTTTGTATGCTTTTGTCTTGCAAGCTAACTTTAACTCTTCGCCATGCAAATGTTTTAATTTCTCTGCAATTCTAATCTTATCTTCTAAAGGAGTTGTGTAAATGTTAAACTCTCTTAAATAATCGTAAAGAATATGTAAACCTCCAGCAATCCAAACAAACTCTTTTCTTGCCTCCTGAGCCTTTCTAATTTCATCTGCGTACATATTTGCGGTTTCAATACTTTGAGCCTTTAAAACGCTATCATTTGGCTTTGGTTTGGCTGGTTCTTCTTGCTTTGGTATTGCTCGTGTCTCAGTTCTTGCATAATCTAAGTAAGCGTTTACAATTCTAGCAAAATATTCGCATGAAAAGTTCTCGTAAGTCTTTACATCTACCGTAAATTTGCCAGCAACTGCAAGCTCGAAAGCTAATTTTATTTCTGCAATTGTCTGATTGGCAAAGTTTGACTTTATAAAATTAATCAAGACCAGCTTTTCTTCGTCCGTTGGTAGGTTATTTCCCCGAAGTCCTACCAAAATCATGACATAGCGAAGCACTTGCTTTAGATCTTCCTCGTTTTGCTTTCTGATTGCTAAACCATTTTGAGCTGAAAGTATCTGGATGCCTATAACTCTACCAATTTCTGAGGGCTTCCATTCTTGCAGCTGAAGTTCCGAGTTGTTGTTTGTCGTTTGAAGTTGCATTTTGATTAAATTTATTTTTGTTTCCATTCCAAGTTTTTATTCTTCTGCTAATATCGAAAAACTTTTCGCATTCCCATCTCTCTTTACCTTTGCTATTTTTTTCTGTCCAATAAGAAAAGAAATTATCGTATTCATTTCCTAGTTCTTCAGAGTGCGGCAAAAGAATTTTGCTAAAAGAAACATTTACTTTACTTTCTTTTACTTTACTTTCTTTTACTTTATCGTCGTTACGAACATGTTCTGAACGTGTTACATTTTCCGTAACTGCTTGATTATCACGCCATTCAGATATTCGTTTTGCGTTTTTTTCTTTAGAAACTTGATACTTTTTACTAAAGTTTAGCAATTGTTTGTTAAAAGTTTCTCCATTATTTGTAGAAATCAAATCTATTTCTTCTAAAAAATTCCAAACTTTATCTAATTTCTTGCCAACATTTAACTGGTGTTTAAGAACATTTGTCTTAATTGGCTTCTCTTGTAATGCTAACTTTTCTAGTATAGTATAAAATAATCCAAGACCTTCATAGCCAAACTCTAAGTAAAGTTCAGTTATCTTTTCATCGTTAAATGAAGTAGAATCGTGCAGGTAGTATTTCATTTATTAAAATAAAAAAAGCCAACAATGCGTAGGAGTGCAAAGTTGGCTTTGGTTTTTTAAAACCTTAAAATAACCGAAGAACTCCTACACTCTTCGCTTATTGTTTTGCAATATAAAATTAATTATCAGACTTGCAAAGTCTTTTGGAAAATATTCCAAAGTGATTAGGATAATCTTTCTCAAACTTACGAGCGTAGTCTGCCGTATAATTATTGTTAACCTTGTACTTGTCATTACCAAACACCATAGAATGCCATCTAATAACTTCAAATATTTGCTTTGATCCGATACGCTTGTAACCTCTATTTATTAGCTGAAACGCGTACTTTTTGAACTCCTCGTAAATTTCGGGACACTCTTCGTGGTATTGTTTGAAGCTTCTCATTTCTTATTAAGTTTAGTTTAAGATAATTTTTTCGTAATTCGATTGCAAGGTGTTCTTGCCATTCGTTAAAAGTTAAATCTTTCATGCGTTAAATAAAAAAATTAAATAAATGATATAGCAGAAAATTGACACCGCAGCTCCTGCTACTCCTACAAATGCCATAAACTCTGTGGCATCGTAGCTCTCTTTAGATTTACCTTGAAAATTCATCATTATTATGTTTAGATTCCATTACTAGTTTTACTTCGTCCATTACTTGCTGGTTTTTTACCTTGCCATATACTACGGATTGTACTAAAGGCATTGACCATTGTCTAGCAGAAAATGGCATGACACCCTTTTTATTTAGGTTGTCAGCCACCTCTTGATATAAATTAAGCTTCTTGATTTTCATACTCTTCTTTTCTTTTTAACCACTCCTCATTCGTTAATTCTCTTTCGTGTTCATAATCGTATTCGCCATAAGAACGTGTTATTGTTGCTATTGCTTTTTCGATGTCTTCCATTGTGTTACATTCAAAACGTTTGTAACAAGTTACGCGATCAAGGTAGGCGCGATATTTAAAAATGTATGTTCCTGCTATCATGATTAAAAAGGTAAATCTGATTTACGATTTGCTTGAAGTTGTCTTTCATTCATTATTGCCATCTGCATAGGACTGATGTCTTCAGATTCTACTGGTGCTTGCACCTTTGCTTTTGACTCCCAAGTATCAAGTTCCATGTAAAATTTACCTGATTTTGCTGCGTTAATCTTTAAGTTAACCCAGCCATTTTTTGCGTTTGCTTGTAGGAATGCAATTGCATCCTCTACCTTTATTGACATATTACCGACAACCCAGTCTGGAGCATTGTCGTTTCTTTTAAAGATGAAACCATCTGCGAATACTTTTTCTTGCTTTTCCATTATTTTGTTATTTCTAATTTACGTTTTGTGAACTGTTTTATATCTGAATCTGTTAAACTTAATTTATGCATATTATAAAGTTCTGCAAGCTCTTCTTCTGTTTGACACATAAATATAAATCTTTCTTCAAATGTCTTTTTTACTTGTGTGCCTGCTGCATCTAAATCTTTATCTGTAACCAATCCAAGCATTGCAGAAATACAATATCGCCTAAAATATGTTACACCACTACCGTATGCCTGATAATCATTCATGTTTCCAAGTTTAACATAAGGAATTTCTGTAAAACTTTCTAGCATTTCTCCGCTTCCAACGTGAAATAAAATAGTTTTAATTCCCCCATTTTGTAGCAGTTGGCTAAAGCAAAGGTTATGTTTGCTTAGTAGTGGATTAATTACGCTAAAGATTTGTGGTAAATCTGCGTAGGTATAGTTGTGTCCTTTAGTATCCTTGTGTATAATTGGACATTCGTTTTGAAAGTCCGACAGACTTTTAATTAGGTTTTTCATTTGATTATTTGGATAAATTTAGATTTACATTTTTTGCATTCATGAGAAATCAAATCTTTTGCCTCCCATAGTTCTGGATTATATGACCAAGTCATCGTGTAAAATCCAGCCTTGTCTTTGAACTGCGCTTTTAAAACTTTCATGATAATAAAGAATAGAAAGTTAAAGCTGCTAAGATAAAAGCTACTTGCTTTAGAAATGGGATAATATCAGCCTTGCTGAAATCCCCGATTAAAAGTGTGATAATGTTTTTCATTTTTTTTAGGTTTTTCGATTGCTTCGTTGCTTTCGATATGTCAAAGGTAATACTTAATTCGTAATAAAAAAACTTTTTTTAATTTATTTTTAGGGCAACAAAAAAGCCACTAGATAAAATCCAATGGCTTTTCAAATAAACCTAAACCTATAAATTATGAAAACTTAACAAATTTATTAAAAAATATGAGATAGCCTAGCTACTTGACCAAATTCTTTATGATGGATAAAACCTTCAACTGCTTTAGTTGCGTGTTGATAACCATTTCTATGATGCCATGAATCTGTTCCGCTAGGAGATCGTAAACTTTCAACAGTAACACCAATATAGTCTTTGCTTATTTTGTGATGTAAGTGATGACTATAAACGTAACGATGTTTAGTTTCCGACCAATGCTTTGTAGATTCTTGTGCCATAAGTAAAGGCAGGTCCTGTGGCTTTGCACCATCGCCATGAGTTGTGCCAATCAAATTGCTTCCGTAAATAAAATACTTACGATGTGCAATTGAACAATCAAATGTAATGTTAGGAGAATTTCTAAACCAACTTTGAATTACATCAGCCAAAAAGAATCCGTTTGTGTAATCATGGTTAGATGGGTTAAACACAAAATGTACATCTGCAATTTGCATAAGTAATTCTAAAACTTCGACATACAATTGTTTTGCAATAAGAAAACTTTCGTACCACATACCATCTGTATCTTGTGGTGTTCCGCTTGTTGTTTGTCGTTTAGGTGTATCAATATGAAGTATGTCGTTGCCACCAATAAATAGAACCTTGTCAATGTTAAACCCAGATGCTTTTTGTATAACTCCCCGAACTCCTTCCAGTACACGTTGAACCGCAATCTGTGAATTGTAATCTTCTCCAGTCTCAAATGATGATGCAAGTTTTCCAATGTGAATGTCCGCAGGATCAACAACCAACAAATGTCCATCTACAATATTGCTACGAATAATGGTTTGGTATTTAGGAGAATGCTCGTTCATAGATATTACTATCTCATCTCGAATTTCCTCGT